AAGTCTTATCCTACCTGTCCGATATATCCTATAGGAATAGTGTAGTTTGATTGCTTGAAAACCCAAAGCACCCAACGGGGGGATATGCCCCCCGCCAGTAAAGGAGTACTTCTAGCATATAGCGCATAAAAATTGCTATAATTCTCTTATCTAACTGATTAGATAAATACTATAGTTTTAAGAAATACATATCCCCTTTATAAGGGGATATATCTTAAGAGAAGATAAGAGAAGAGTGCAGAGAAGAGAGAAGAGGAGATTTTGAACCCCATTGGGGCATAAACGGGTTGACAAATGGGGGTTCTTTATGGTATAATATAGATAGGGAGATAATATCATGAATGAGTTACTTATTGCCGCCCCTCCCGTTCTTCAATTCGGGGCACAACTTGGTATTAGGCTAGATACAGAAACGGTTATCGTTATTTGCACTATTACTGCACTAGTTTTCATCTTCAATAAACTAACAAAAAAGAGGTAAGAAATATGCAGACATTTGGTGTTATTTTAGGCGCACTGGTTATACTTGCTTTTGGATATGTTTTCTATCGGATTTTGAAAGATAAGTTCGCTAAGAAATGATGGACATATTTAAATACTTGGGAAGGTGTAAGCGCAAGCTGAGGGAATGAAGTTCCATAAAAAATACAACGCTGGGGAGTAGGGAACTTAATATGTCTGACAAACTAACGGTACAGCAAAGACGGTTTGTAAAGGGCCTGGTTGAGGGCAAGAACCTGCGTGGCGCTACTAGATACGCGGGTTATATTAGTCCTGACTATGGCTCTGTTCTGATGAAGCAGGATAATATCCGTACTGCTTTACAGGCCCACCTGCATAAGGCAGGGATAACCGATTCCTTGATTGCTAAGAAACTCAAGGATGGGTTGAATGCCAAGACAGTTCCTAGAATGAGTGGTGGGAAACGATATGATGACCAATTCGTAAGAAAGCAATTCTTAGATGTTATCTTGCGAATCAGGGGAGATTACGCACCAGAGAGGTTTGAATCTATTAATAAGCAGATAACCTTAGTGGTGGATGACAAGATGTTGGAGGCGCTCAAGGATTCTAAGGCATTGGATGCTGAGGAAATAGAATACCTAGAACATACTCCAATCAAGGAGATAAAGGATGCCGGAAGTCAAGAAGGTGACAGAGGAAACATCACCAGTGGTGAAGAAAGGCCAGCTGATTCGGGACCATGCCAGGAAAGTTGCAAGGCGGAATTATGCGGGGGGTCGGACGGAGAGGATTGCCAATCGGCAGAAAATGATAGCCAGGAGAGCCAATAAGGTTAAGGTTGCTGGCAATATCCAAAAGCAGGCAGAAGCGAAATGGAAGATTACTAAGCCTGTGTCAGCGCCAGGCCAGGTACAGGGCGGCTTGACGAAGAAAGCCCCTGAGCTTGCCGCCAAGAATGAAATGGCTAAGAAGGCTAAGGATTCCTGGAATCAATAATGTTCGATGAAAAGAAGAGCAATAAGCTTCCATTCGTTGAGATTGATTTAAACGATTTGCCAAATCTTCTCAATAAGACCTATAGTGATTTTGAGGGAGACAAGAGAGAGAAGATGATGGTCTTGACTAACGATGGGAAGATGCTCATCTTTCAGGGCGACAAGCACGGAGTTAATGTTTCCTTGGGAGACATAGTACGTCAGCTTGCATATAATGGCAAGAGCATGGCAGATGTGAATACCATGATTCATAACCATTATGATAAGAAAGTATTTTCTCCGATGGATAGAGAAGTATACAAGAATCTCAAGAAAGCTGGTTATGTCGGAAAGTATCAAGTATATCAACCGCAAACAGCTAGGCTTGAGACTTTAGAGGATGAGAAATGATAGAACCATATCTTAGTCCCGATGCTATGGAGGCTATTAAAAAGCGCAGGGCGCTGCTGGCATTAGAGAAGGCTGAAGAGATAATTAAGAAAACAAAGCGAAGTCCAGCCGCAGAATACAAAGAAAGAGTTAGGGCAGGAGAAGGCAAGAAGAAAGAGACTGGTGATATGTATAAGCCAGGTGGCAAGAAACTTCACCCTGTTGCTGCGCATATCAAAGCCTTATATGATATAGACCCTGACTCAGTTACTAAGGAACAAAAGAAACAGTATAAGAAAATTACTGGCGAAGAATTAAAGCAACCATGAATGTTCTCGACAAACTTCGTAACCCCGAATGGTGGGCACAGCAATGCCTTGATGACCTTTATTTCTTCTGCCGTACCGTGCTTTGCACACTGGAAGACCCTACCAATGGATACAAGGACTTATATTATCCTACCCACAAAAGGATTTGCAATTTCGTTCAGGATTATGCCAGAGAAGGACAGGTTGTACTTGTGCTCACACCCCGACACTGGATTAAGTCATATATTATCACGGTGGGTTGGTACATACAAAGGCTTCTCAGGAACCTTACAAATAATCACAGAGAGATAAGTGTTATCAGCAATGCTACGATGGACAACTCCTTATTGTTCCTTAAGAAGATTAAGTTTAATCTCAAGGAGAATGACTTACTCAGATTCTTATTTGCTCAATATATTCCTCAGAATGTGTTTGAAGATTCCGAGGAATGGGTCAAGGAATGTATAGAGATTCAGGGTAATAGATTGGAACTAGGGTCAATTGAAAAGAACTTAATCAGTCGGCATTATATGCTGATGATTAATGATGACTTAGTTAGTAAGGAAAACTCAGGTAATGCTGAGCAGCTAGCAAAGGTGCATGATTGGTGGGGGTTATCTCATTCACTATTGCATCCCAGGGGAGTTGAGATTAATATAGGGACTAGATGGAACTTCGAGGATAACTATGGGCACATAATTGAAAAGTTCTTAAAGATTCCACGTAAGTATGGTTATGGAATGCCCATCTGGGAATATCATACTGGAAGATATCATCTTCTACATGTAAATTGCTGGGAAGACCCAATTCATGAAACTGGTTCGACATTTCCAATATTATTTCCAGAAGCAACGCTCAAGGAATTACGAGAGCAGCTAGGAGATAATTTTGCTGGACAGTATGAGAATGACCCACTAAAGAAGGGCCTGAATCCATTTCATACTGGATGGATTCGGCGTTGGATTCCTGAAATGCTTCCTGATGTCAGATATACGCTTATGTTAGTAGACCCATCAGGTAGAGCAAAGTCGTCAGAGTCCAGCCATAGCGGCATTACCATTGTTCACCTTGGGGCGGACCAAAAAGGTTATGTTGAATACGGCAGACGATTTTTAATTTCAGATTTAAAACTTGCCGAAAAGATTATCGAATTGGCAATGATATATAGGCCTGATAATATTTGTATTGAGGATATTAAGTTTGATTCTACCAAAGATATGATTGAATTAATTGTTGCTGAGAAGATACGAAGAAAGTTGGTAGATGAAGATGATTTAGAATATTTTAAATCTCTTTCATTCTTAATGCTTGAGCTGAAGCCTAGAGGTAGGCCGAAGCCAGTGCGGATTAAGCAACTGACTAGCTATGTACAATCTGGGCAGTTCCTCTTTGCTTATCATGGAGCTGAAGAATTAGAAGATGAAATGATGAGATATCCTAGTCATAAAGACGATATCCTTGATTCATTTGCATATGTGTTAGATTGTCTCACATTTCCTAAGCCTACAGATGTTCCAAAGTTTGCCATACCAGATAAGCTGAAAATGACACAGGAGGAAAGGCTAGAGGAAGAATGGGATAAGTTTAAGGAAGAAGGATGGGCCGATGGAACTCCAATGGAGGGGTTCACGGACGGTGATTTATATTGAGGTAATGAATGGCAAATATAGTTTCTGGTAACCCCTTTATAGTGGATGCCGTTGGCATTCTTTGCACTAAGCCGATGCATATTACTGCAGTTGTTTTTAATCCTGCCGCTGCTACTCAGGAATTTAAATGCGCCTCATGGAATGAACAGGCTACGCCTACTCTTTCATTGAGGGCTGCGGCTGCATCTATTACTGGTACAAATACATTTGCTACTACCAACTTGATTACGGCTGGTGCAGCTGGCGCAATATTTAAGATTTTAGGTAGCGATGGTGCTGCTGCTAATCTCAAATATTCTCAGATTGCATCTATCACGGGAAATGATGATATCGTGGTAGTTGGTACTGGCTTGACTAATGAGGGGCCGCTTACGTATGCATTGGATATTTATCCGATGATACAAAAGATTGCACTCAAAGCTCATGGAACATTGATTGAGCCGATTTTGTTTATTCCCGATGGCGGTCTTGATGTTCCGAATTTGGCATGTGGTACTATTGGTGGTGGTATTGCATATATTTATTTTACCACTGGTGCGTATAACGCAATTACGTAAGACTGTCGTCACGTAGCAGCTTACGAATAAGGAGAAATATCGTGGCTTGGTTAAAAGGACCTGAAATTGGTGGCTACATTGAGATAGCCAAGAATGTACACTTTAGGGGCGCTATGGTTCACCAGAACCCTTTAGTGTTTACTTATTACAATGATTTTTTTAATTATGTCGCTGCCGACTGGACTGTTACCGAGATTGGGGCTGGTGGAACAGAGGCACTGACAGCTGCCGCTGGTGGGCAACTTTTGATTACGACTGATGCCCTGGATAATGATGGTGTTCAGATTCAAATACCCGCTGCAACGTTTTATCCAGCTGCGGGAAAAGATATTTGGTTTGAAACTAGGATTCAGTTAGTTACTGCGGCTAAGCAGGCCGAAAGCGAATTGCTGGTTGGGTTGGCTGGCATTGATGCAACGATTCTTGCTGCGCCTGCGGATGGTATTTATTTTACAAAGGCTGATGCTGATGCTCTGATTAGTGCCACCACTAACGTTGGGTCAGCCGTTACTTCTACCCCAGGCGTTGCGACTCTTGTTGCAGCCACGTGGTATCGCCTTGGATTCCATGTTAAAAGCAATACTGTTGTAGAATTCTTTGTTGATGGAGTCTTGAAGGCAACGCATACCGCTGGGATTACAGCCGTTGGCCTTACACCCACATTTGCGGTGCTCAATGGAGAAGCCGGAGCTACCGCGTGGAAGATTGATTATTTCATGGTTTCTCAGGAAAGATAACGTTATGGCCTTGAGGGGCGTGCCATAAACACCCCTCCACATTACATGGAGAAAACAATGTTATACTTGGGGATAGCGTTTTTATCGCTATTGGCTTGGCATATTTTTAGTGAAATATCTAATCGAAGAGAAAGAACTAAGTTGCTAGACCGCATCATGGCTAGAACTTATGTTGAATATGAATATTATGATAAGAAATTTCCAGAAGATGTTAAGACTGTACGAGAGGCAGAGAAGGCAGTGATTGCAACAGAAAAAACAGCGCTTGATGAATCTTCTGAAATATCACCAGACCAACAAAAATTTCTTGATGGAATGGATGAAGATTGGCGGAGAGAAACGATAGATACAGCAAAGTTGAGGGAGGTCATGGATGACAATAAGGGAGATTGAAAAAGTCATTCTTGATGGTAAAGAACTGGATGATGAACAGAAGGAATTTCTATTAAAGCGCTCCGATATTTATTGGGATAACCATCCTGACGTTGTTAATAGATTTCCTCGATGGAGGAAGTATATCGCCTGGATTGCAGGATATCAACTTTTTGATTATAATAAAATTTCTAAAAAGTTAATTGAAGTTCCCATTACTCGGCAACATAAATTAGTATTTAATAGACTGCGACCATTTGTTCGCACTATGTTGGCTAAGCTGGCCGCAGATGTTCCAAGCATGAGTGTCTTACCGAATACTACTGATAATGATGATGTGGATGCCGCAAGGGTTGCATCATCTGTCGTAGCTGGCATTGCAGATAAGATACATTTCGTCGGCACCGTCAACGACTTGAAGCTATGGACCATTATCTGTAACCGTGCATACTTGAGAGTTATATGGAATGAAGAAGAGTCTAGTGTTATAGGATATGAAAAAGAAGAAACAGTGTCCCCTAATCCAGAAGAAGAAGGCAAGGCTGATGGGTTTATGAAGTCAATTCCCGTAGAGGGTGATGTTCTTGTAGAATGTGTGCCTCCATTTAATGTGCGCACAGACCCGTTATATTATAATAAAGATAGATGGCGTTGGGCTATATATGGTGAAGAAGTGGATGCCGAGGAAGTAGAGCATGAATATAAACTTGAAAAAGGCTCATTGACTGCAACGAAGGATACAACGTTTGACCAAGCTTATGCTATGGATATGCAGGATGAAAGCGACCTGGTTATTGGTTCACCGGACAAGAGAGAAGATGTTACTGGTAGGACTGTAGTAAAGAAATATTTTTATACAAAAAATATTATCGCCATTATAGCTGGTACTAAAGTTCTTGAAGTAAAGAAAAATGTTGATAATGAAATACCAATCTACGAAGTGGAAGATAGAATTGTTCCGATTGATACATACCAGAGGGAATTTCAATACAACGAAAGTGTTATCAAAGATATGATTCCAGTTCAGCGTGAATATAATAGAATGAAATCTATTATCAGCATCGCGCTGGATAGAGCCTCTAAGCTCAAGGTTATGACACCACTTGGTTCTATATTAAGTAAAAGACAATGGGTTAACGACTATGGTGTATTTATTGATTTTAATCCTAGGGCGGGTAACCCATACCAATTGAAGCTTGACCCATTTCCCGCAGAAGTTACGCAGTTCTCAGCGGACCTGGAAAATGAAATGGAAAAGATTATGAATCTTTCTCCTGTTTCATCTGGCAGACTACCTGAGAGAGCTAGTCATGCGTCAGGGACATTGGTTAATATTCTATTGGAGCAGGACGATGTAGTGGTAAACCCGCTGTTAAATAGAATTAACGACGCTATTTCAGCAGCGTGGAGTTATGCCCTACGCCTTATTCAGCGTAATTATGTTGAGACTAGATACATAAGATATACTGGACAAGATGGTACTTATCAGATTGCAAAGTTCCGCGGCTCAGACCTCCGCGGAAATACAGATGTTAAGGTTGTCTCGCAGACAGGATTACCTCGCAGTAGGGCGTTGAGGATAGAATATATTATGAAGCTGCGTGAGGTTGGTCTGTTGAAAGATGACAAGACGACCCTGGAAATGCTAGAATTTGGTAATGCAGAGAGGGTATTCAAAGAAAGCTTCTTGCATGAGCGAAGGGCTCGTAGGGAAAATGATAGGATTCTTACTGACCAAGCAGCGCAGGCGATGACTGTTGCTGGCTGGGTCTATCCGTTAGAAGACCACATGAGTCATCTGACGATACATCTACAGTTGCGGTTAGGTCCAGAGTGGGACAAGCTTAACCCTGGACAACAGCAAGCTTTAGAAAAGCATATTCAAGATACGTATATGACCATACAAGGGCTGCAAATGCAGGCCCAAGCGGGGCAAGCCACTAATGAACAGGCTGGTGGAGCTGCGGAAGCAGGAACTCAGCCGCCTGAGACAGGGACCCCTGCATAATATAGGAATTTATTATGAGTGATGAATCTTTGGATTATGATGAGATTCAGGCAAAGCTGAATCCAACTGAAGAGTCCAATGATGCTGATTTGGATGATTTAGAAAATGATTTAGAATTCTCTATGTCGGAAGAGGACAAGCCAGATAAAGATGAATTTGCCGACACGGAAGTAGAACCAGAAGCAGAAGTAGAGGAAAAGCCTGAGGAAACTACAGAGGTCACCAAGGAAGCGGCTGCTGGCCCTGTCGTATCGCCAACAGATAAGGCGATTGCAGAGCAAGTAGTCCGTCTGATGGGTGATGATGTATTACTCAGGGTGAAGGATTACGAAAAAAAGGCTAGTGAATTGAATCCAGCTGAGCTGGTAGCGTTCTTGCAGAAGGGCATCCGTTCGGACCAACTCTTCCAAGAGGCCGCCGCTGCACGGAAACAGCTGGACTCGGATAGAGCCTTGGTTGAAAAGGGAGCACTGGCAGTTCAGCAAATGCTTGAGCAGATTAACGCTGAATCCTCTCGGAGGGGTCCCGTAACTCAGATACCTGAATACTTACGTCCCCATCCCGATGATTCAGAGGAGATAAAGAATTACAAACTCCATCAGTTACAGCTCATGGATGAGGTGAACGCAGTGAAGCAGCAGTTAGTATCTAAAGAGGTGCAGAGTAGCAACCAACGTGAGGTTGATACTATTGTGGGACTCGCAAAAACTACCTACCCTATGGCAAGTATTGATGAGGTATTAGCTGTTAAGTCTGTCCGCCCTAACATTAATTCTGAGGAGCTATTGCAGGCCTCACACAATTACTATTCTTCGAAGGATTTTATTAAGAAGGCACTTGATTCTAATCCAACGGCAAAAAGAGAGTATGATGATGAGGTAATCCGTCAATATGTCTCTCGACAGAATAAAGCCAAGACACAAACTGTAGCGGGGAAGCGCCATGGCTCTACGTCTGCTGATGCAGTTTCAAAGGGAACTCGCAGAATTAGCAGAGATTTCGATACTGCTGACTCATTATCCCGTGAATATCTCAAAGAAGTAGATAGGATAAATAGGGGGGATTAGGGCGGCATATGTTATTTATGGACTAAAAAATGCAAGAATTCCAATATATTCAGGATATCCTGAAGGAATTTTATGCCCCTGCTATTGTTAATCAGGTTTATAAGAAGGCCCCGTTTTGGGCTCAGGTCCAGAAACGCGATAAGGGTATCTACGGTAAGCGGGTTGTAATTCCCATCCAGACTGCCTTCACTGAGGCGGTTGGCGCTCGTACTGCCAATAATTATGCGCTTCCTACGGCTGGTCGGAATACTTATGACCAGGCCTATATTTACATTAAGCGTAATTATGGCCGTATTCAGGTTGATGGCTTCGCCATTGAATCTGCTAAGAACAAGGGCGGATGGGTTGATATCGTGACCGCTGAGACCAAGGGTGTTTCTAGCGCCTACGCTATGGACCTTGATAGACAGAGCATGGGTAGAGGACTCGGTATCCTCGGAAACTACGTGTCTGGTCAGGGCACTACGGAAATTGTGGTAAACGATGCTGGTGGAATCGCTGGCGATACTCCCGCAACCAAGTGGTTTAGGGTTGGTATGGTTATTGATTCCTATAACTTTGGCTCGGCCTACGCTCAGCTCGACAACAGCGTAACGGTCACGGCCATTGCTCCCGCTACCGGAACCATTACATTGTCTGCTAACGGCAACGCTGGACTGGTGGATGACGGGGATGGTTTTGTTCGCGAAGATACGCGTGCTTTTGCTGCTCCTACTGATGCCAATACGGGCGAAATCATGGGCCTGGATGGTATTATTGACACTGACGACATGATTGCTGCCTGGGATTTTGAAGGTATTGACAGGGCTGCTAATGAAACTTGGCAGGCCTATAAGGATACTACGGCCCAGGTTCTTTCTGAAGAAGTTATTCAGAATGCCCTTGATGCAATTGAGGCTAGAACTGACGCTGAAGCACCGAATCTGATTTTGACGACTTATGCTCTCCGCAATAAGCTCGTTTCTCTGGTGAAGGCCGATAGGATGATTACCACGATGGATTTGAAAGCTGGTTGGAAAGCGATTAAGTACATTGGTGGCAACGTTGAGCTTCCCGTCATGGTGCATAAAAACTGTCCCGTGGGTTATATGTACTTCATTTCCCTTCCTCATATCACCTTCTATTCTTTGAAGAATCTGGTGTGGGACGACAAGGGCGGTGGGGTTGTAAAGCCCGTGGCTGGTTTTGATGCCTATGAAGCTTGGTTCAAAATGTACGGCAACCTTGGAACGGATTGTTGCAACGCGCATGGCAAACTCACTGGCTTGACCACGAGTTAAGCTATAGTTACCATCATAAGGGGGCTTGATACCCCAAGGTCAGGCCCCTTCTTGGGGGTTTCAATGATACCGAATTGGTTTAAGAAAGAATTAAGTTTAATAAATCCGAAGTATTTTGCTATCTATGATGAGCGCAGGAAGATTGTATTTATTAGAAAATGGCTCACCAACTTCGCTAGGCCTAGAACTTGGCGTACTGATAGCGAAATGATTTGTAAGGTCGGATACAGCAAGCTTGATGGACGCATCTTACATAACCTACGGAAGGGCCTATATTGGGCTCGTCATGTCAAGCAACTTGTACAGCAATTAGACACTGATAATGCTGATATGGTAGAGAAGTCCGACATAGAACATGAATATATTTCCAGATATATGGCGAAGAGAATCTGGTCTTACTATAAAGAGAAAACTCTTGATTATGGTAATCCTGCTCCACAATCGAATAAGGCAGGGTTTGGAGAGTTTTAATGAGCATGACAACTGCTGATGCAGTTCTTTTTACAAGAAGTTTAATTAAAGAACCTACGGCTATATTTTGGTCTGACGCTGAAATTACCCTGTACTTGTCTATGGCGATGCAATCTACATGGGGCAAATACAGTGCCAGCCTATATGAAAATAAGAAGTCTTGGGCCACGATTAGCCTATTAGATGGCGTTGCTGATTATACACCAGCGGCCACTTGTTATAAGATTTCCAAGATTTTGGTTACGTCAAGTGGCAGTAAGCTACCCTATGCCTTTGATGATGAGTTATTCAAGTATGCAGATGCTAACCCCGCAGCTGCTACAGATTATTTGACATATTATTATTTACCTAAGTTGACGGATATCGCATCATTCCCCGATGTGCTACAACCATTAGTGTGCATTGAAGCTATTATCTTTGCTAAGTCTAAGGATGAAGGTGTTGGACAAGACTTGCTAGATTTGCGTACATGGTATGAAGAAGCTGTTAAGTGGGACTTTGCTTCCCATAATCTTGCTGAGCCTAGTGTATTTCCTGACTTTTCAGAAGAAGAATCTTTTGGTTCAGAATATTCATGGACATACAAGGCTGGGGCTATTCATCTATTGGAAACTGCTAATGCCTAATCGTTTACAGCATCAACCATTTGTTATTGACAACTTCATGTTTGGTATGGACTGGACTAGTCCGCCATATCAGATACAGCCAGGATTTGTAGCCAATGCCAAGAATGTCAACTTAGACTTTTTTAAGGCAATGGAAAAGCGTGGAGGTTGTTCTAAGTTATATCCTACTGCATATGCTGGCGGTGTAGCTATTAAATCTTTATATGAATATTGGGCTCCCGATGGAAACCAATATCTATTAACCACCGCAGGAACACAGATTGGATATTATGATTCTGTTACAGCTGCATGGGTTGATTTACAGACTACGTTAGCAAATGGAATAGCATGTCATTTTGATACTTTATTTGGATTTTGTTTTGGAGTTAATGGCGTAGATAATAATTTTAAAATATACAATACAGTGTTTTATGATAACGTTGGCATTGCAGCGCCAACAGAAACACCAATTACTGCCATTGGGGATGGAGTGGGCCTGACTGGTGAATATCAATATGTATATGCATACAAGAGAACAGCTCCAACGGAAATTATAAGTAATCATTCCCCTGTATCAACTCCATCTGTATCTCCGGCTAACCAAGATGT